GCAGAGTTTGAATCTATGGTAGCATCGAGAAGTAGAAGATATGGAGCTTAGGATAGATGAAGCACACGGTGATATGGATGCAGTTGATCTGTATGAAGACCTGCGGGAGGAAGATATGTTAGAGATACTCGGACTTATGCACCACCCACGAGACGCTGTTGTTATGTCTTACGCTTGTAGTACAAAGTGTTACAGCGTGAAAGATGAGTACAACAATCTATACTGTTCATTCGGAGTAGCTCCTATCAAAGGTACTAATATCGGAAGTGCTTGGTTATTAGGTACTAGAAGATTACCAAGGATTAAGAAGTTCTTCTTGAAGCACTCAAAGGAACGGATGCTGGGGTTGTTAGATGGTTTTGATTATCTCACTAACTTTGTTATGAAGAGTAACACGTTGAGCTACAAATGGTTGAAGTGGTTAGGTGCTGAGTTTAGCGATTGTCAGTACGAAGGCTATCTGTCATTTATATTAGAGAGGAAGTAATTGATATGTGTCACCCAGCAGCAATACCGATAGCAACCGCAGTCATAGGTGGATTATCATCTGGTGTACAATATGCAGGTGCTAGGCAACAAGCTAAAGCACAACAAAGGTATCAAGCCCAAGCACAAGCAGCAGAGCGTCAACGCTTCCAACAAGAACAAACTTCTCTTCGTATGCGTCAAGCACAAGAGCAAGAGGCAGTAGGGCGGGAACTTGAACAAGTAAGTCGTAAGTCACAAGCTGCACTTGCTAGAGCTAGAGTATCTGCTGGAGAAGCTGGAGTAGCGGGTGCTTCTGTACAGGCATTGATGGACGACTATATGAGACAGGAAGCTGGGTACAGAGCTGCTACTTTACGACAACAAGAACTCAGTGGTATCGCTACAGGATTAGGTCTTGAACAAGCAGGGTTTGCTACGCAACAGCGTCAGATCGGATTGTCACAACCTATAGAACAACCTAGCTTTCTTAGTGGTGCATTAAGCACTGTTCGTGGAAGTCTTGAAGGATATAGGACTGGACTCGCTTTAAAGAAATAATTATGGCTAAAGAACGAGTACAAGTACAAGGGTTGGGGGACGCAGTTCCCGGCATTCAGCCGACTATTCAACGGGGCGGTCAGTACGCCGTGCAAGTTCAACGGGCTGGTCGGAATAAGTTGATGGACTTGGCTGATGCGTTATCACAAGTAAACCCTATACTTTCTGAGTTTGGTAATATAAGACGGATACAAAGAGAACAACAACAAGCGTTTGAAAAAGCCATGCTTGCTGAAGGTGAGAAGGCGTTTCAACTTGATCCGACAGGCATGACAGCACAATTAAAAAGCTTTGAAAAACAGGCTAGAAGTCTTGCTGAAAAAGGAGAACTACCAGAGGAAGCTAACGCTATAAGAATGATCGGGGCGATGAGAGCTAAAGCTCAAGTATTAGCTAATAGAGATTATAGAGCTACTCTTTTAAACCCAGAACTACTACAACAAACCACCGATCCTGAAGTAGCTATATTAAAACAAAGAGAGCAGTTTCTGCAAAGAGAGGAGCTTCAATCACCATTAGTTCGGGACTCCGTATTGGAGCATCTTTTTAAAGTAGAAGATGAATTTAGAAATAAAGTACAAGATAGATTAGACCAAATAGATATTGAAGACGGTCGTCGTAATTGGTTGGAATTAGGTAGAGATTCTATTAAACAAGCTATAGTAGGTGAGTTGGATATTAATGACCCTAGTGTAGTTAATTGGATAAATCATCCGGCTGGTATATTTAAAGGTTCTAGGAAATTTGCTTGGGATAATTTAATCAAAGAAGATTTAAAAGAAGGGCTAACTACAGGTGACTACACACCCACAGAGGTACTAGACTTCGTAGAAGATTTAAGAGAGTTAGATTTAGGTGGCGGTATAAAGTTTGCAGACGCTGATACTGGAAATGCTATCAGTGATTTCGTTGGTTACGTTGAGGGTCGTAGAGCTACTTTAGAGAACAAAGCTAAGGAAGCAATCAATATACAATTTGAAGAAGTTAAGTTTGATGTAACTGATGTTTTTTATAAAGAAGTCAAAGATACGGGGAGCGTGTCAAAGGATACTTTAATGACTCAGATGGCTAGGGCTGTAGAATTAGTGCCACACCACAAAAGAGATCAGTTGATAGCTGATATTCAAGGAAGTTGGGCTAACGCTAATAAGTTAAGAGACGAAGCTACTAAAGTGGTGTTTGATGATTTCGTTAGAAACATTGAACAGGGTAGAGATTTAGATACTACTAAAGAAGAGTTAAATAAAGCAGTAGATTCAGGCAGTATAACACCATCTGATTACGATAAGTTAAATACTAGATTAGAAAACTCCAGAGACTTCGATGTACAAGTTATTAAGAATCCTAGTTATATCGACTTAAAGAACTCATATGAAGAAATTATAACTGGTTTTAGGAAAGATAAAAAACTAACTGATGTCCTAGATAAAAACACAGTAAAGAATTATTTTTCTACTATAACTTTAGATAAGGCAGAAACTGAAGCTGGGATGACAACATCTATATATGATCGTATAAAATCAAAAGTAGGCGAAGCTAAAGCCAAGATGTTTGTTAATAGACAATATAGAACTTTTGATAGGATATTAAGAAATAAGCTTGAAGTTGAGTTCAATAAACAAATTGGTTTAGGTAGAACTATTGAAGAAGCTAAAACTTACATACAAGAAAACCAAGACACCATAGCAGAAAAACAATTTGAAGGTTGGGTGAATGATTCTATTATCCTAGCACAAACAGTTTATCTTAAATAAAGCACATATGGACAAAGAAGATAAAATTATCTCCGAAGAAGAAAAGCAGAAACTAACTAAAGAAGTTACTACTCCTATTCTTAAAGAGGCTGAACAACGTATGGTTGAGGGTGTACGTACTCAGAAGCCTGTTGATCCACTTACTAGACAAGATCAGATAGAAGCTACACCTGAAGGCGTTATACCCAGTAGACCTCGACCCGGTGCCCCTACTTCTGATAAAATACAACTTCCAACTACTTTACCAAAACACGGAGTAAGGGCGTTATATAATGAAGGTGAGCGTATTCTTGAAAGAGCTTCACAGATAACAAACTTACCTCCCGAAAGTCCCTTTACTCACAGCATTGCACAGCGTTTAGCTAAAGGCGATCCGTTCTCAACTGAGGCTATGGAAGATGCTAGGCTTGAAACAATGAAGATGGTGAGGGCGGGTCTTATACCTAATCCTTATTATGAAGGTTTCACAGGTAAGATACAACAGGCATACGAAACTATAGCTCCATTAACAGTCGAGATAGGGATGCCTATGACACAAGCTATAGTTACATCACCTTTATTGGTATCGCCAGTGCCCGGTTCAAGGCCGCTTTATTTTAGTGCGTTGGGATTAAACTCTGGCGTAGCTAATATGTGGGCACAGCAGATGCGTATAGGATACGGACACCAAGATGAAACCTCGTATCAAGAAGCGGCAGCTGCAACTGCTTGGGGTATGGTTCCCGGTTTAGGACCAACTAAGAAGATGAGTGCAGCAGCTACTACAGTGCTTAGAGGTTTCGAGGGTGCTGTTATGGGAGCTGGAGAAAATTTAACACACCAAGGTCTTGAGATACTATACGGAAAAAGAGATGAAATATCAGGAACTGAACTTGCTTTAACTACAGCTGGTGGTGCTACTATTGGTTCTGTATTAGGTCGCTTGGAATCTGCTTTGGTTAAATACGATCCGAAAGAAAAACCAGCAGCTATACTTAGAAAAGCAATCAAGGACGAATTAAAAGGTGCTAAGAAAGAAGTAGCTAGATTAAAGAAGCAAGGACAAGCCCGTGGTTTAAAAGGACACGAAGCTAAGATTGCAAAGCTGGAAAAGCAGTTAGAAGAACTCAGAGAACCAGAAGATAAGATACTGCAAAGAGCTATCGATCAGCTAGAAGAACAAGAGCAACAACAAGTAGAATCTTTTGAGTTATTCGCTAAAGAGTGGCAGGAAAGTAAAGCTGCTCAAGCATTGAAAGAAAGTGACATACCTACAGCTAAAGTAGAAGAACCTGTTGTAGCTGAGAAGCCTGAAGCTGAAGTAAAACAACAAGCTAGAGAAGCATTAGATGACTTCATGGCTGGCGGTGGAACTCGTGAGGTTGATCCTGAGACTGGTAAGTTGATGGATACTGAAGACGAGATAAAAGCACGGCTGCTCACTGATGACGGAGAAAAACAAAGATTAGTAAATGCCGTACAGGATGCTATCAAAGAAGACTTAGAAAAAATAAAAGGAAGTCGTGAATCTCAGCTTGAATATTTATCTAAAGTACAAAGAGAGTTGGATCGTAGATTAGGTACTGAAGCTGGTGATGAGTTAGCTCTTGTATTAAACGCTTCTCAACTAAGCGATAACATAGAAGTAGCTGATGCTTTAAATGAGTTATCTATACAGATGACGGCTAACGGTGCTGTTATGGTTAAAGGTTTCGACGATTTATTAAAGCTTACTAGAGAAAAGAACTTTGATAATCCTCAAGAACTAAACGATGCAATGGTATCTATTCATAAACTGATACCACAAATGCTCGGCTGGAAGAAGACAGGTAGTGCTGCTGGTAGGTTGCTTCAATCCAGAAAATACACCAAAGATCAGCTGGAAGTTAAAATAGAGCAGCTTGAAACTGAGATGGAGGAAAACTTAGTAAGCAGTTTAAAAGCTTCTAAGGATATGACTCCAGATGAACTAGATAAACAAGTAAAGACTTTCGGTGATATAGAAGCCGTAAAACGTTTACTAAAAGCAGTGCAACAAGCTGACGATGTAAGTGAAGTAAAAAAGATATTACTAGACCAACAACAAGCATTCCAAAGCCAAAGCTCTTTAAAGAAAAACTTCCAGCAAGGTAGTAACATATACACTAAAGTAAGAGATGTAGGGATGGATGTATTGTATTCAAGCATGTTATCTGCCCCCACTACTCTAATTAAAGTAGGTATAGGTAATGCTGTTATGTCTCGTTATAATTCTTGGATGGGTAAGGTAGGTGCTAAGTATATGGCTGTAGCTCCTTGGGCGAGACGTGGTATGACTAAGCAACAATTTGATGAGGCTTATAACTTTTGGAGTAGGGTAGCTTCTTCTTATGGGGAGTTTAATGACATAGCACTACAAGAAGCAAAGAAAGCATTTAAGAGTGGTATATCTGATTTAAGGTCACACTTTGAACGTGTAGGCGAATCTGCGTTATCAATGGAACGTACAGGTCTTTCAGGTGCGTTAGGACAATCGTTAGAGAACTTAGGTCAATTTATAGATGTACCGGGTAAGGCTATGGCTGCTGTCGATGCTAGATCAAGAATGAGGATAGCACATGCCATGACTAAGTCTAAAGCTGCTTACGACTGGAGAATGGCTAAGTTGAATGGCGAAGAGATGCCTGATAATTTTGATGAATACTATAAAGGTTTTTTAAATAAAGTATTTACCGAAGATGGCACACGCTTGATGACTGAAGACCAAGTAAGAAGACAAGCTGTTTTGAACGCAGAAAAAGAAGGGGTTAAAGCAGAAGATTTAGCTTCTTACATTGATAATTACGTACAAAATAATTGGGATAAATCCACTAGTAACTTTGTAGATTATGTTCAGCGTAATGTAAAAGAAATAACTTTCACAGATGAGTTAGGAGAGTTCGCTGAAATGAACACATTAGAAGTACCTGTTAAAGGTTTGGAAAATATGCTTAATACATTTCCGCTTCTCAAAACTATTCTCAACCCGTTCCAAAGAACTGGTAGGAATATTATAAGGGAAGGTTTAAGTACTACTTCTGCATTAGCTGATGTGCCGGGATTAAAGAAATTCTCAGACAAAATTTGGTCTAAGACAGTACAGGATTTAAATAGTAACGATCCAATTATAGCTGCTCGTGCAAAAGGTAGGCAAATAATAGGTGCTGGTATAATAGCAACTGCTTGGGGTATGGCTGAAGCTGGGTTGTACGAAGGTATGATTTCCCAGAACTGGAAGAAAAGAGAGAATATACAGTCGGGTACAGGATTAAACGATTACGAGTTAAGAATACCAGATGGTAAAGGCGGTGTTATAAGTCAGGACATAGCCGCACTAGAACCGTTCGCAACCGTAATGAATATAGTAGCAGATGCTCACACACTTTCAAAAGGTAGTATGGCTCAGAAAAGAGAAGCTATGTCTGCGTTAAACATCTTAGCTTTAGTTGTATCTAATAACATAGGTAATAAATCTTACTTTAAAAACTTAGGTGACGCATTGCAGTTGATTACAGTTACCAGCGAATCCGAAGAAGCTGTAGAAGCTAAACGTATGCGGTTACTAAAAGGTATGTTGGGTGCTGGTGTTCCTTCTGCTATGAATGCTATGTCTATGGCTACTGACGAGTTTAGAAGACGTAGTGATGATATACTTAAAATGCTCGCTAAAAGAATTGGAGGCATCGCTAAGGAAGTTCCTGTACATAGAGATATGTGGGGAGAACCACAGCAGTTGCATAAGACCGATAGAGCACAAGCTATTAGCTTAATAAATCCGTTCAAGCTGGGTAAACAACTGATGGACGTAGATGACTATGTTGTGCAAGATGAAAACGGTCTTAGAAGTTTTGATGCTAAGAAATTTAAAAGTATCGATTTAAAAAATAAAAAAGAGGTGCGGAATGCAGCTTGGGCTGTGGCTTTGGAACTAGATGGAGAGTATCACTTTAATGGTGGTACCAGTATAAAGGACGGTATAGACTTACAGGAAATTATACACCCCGAAACACGTATTGATGCTTTTGAGCGTTGGCAAGAGATATACAAGAATCAAAAAATTGATGGTTTAACAGCTCAACAAGCTACCGTTGTATTAGCTAGACAGTTAACCACTCCGACTAAGTTAGACCCTAATAAAACACCTGAAGGTTTTAAGCAGGAAGATGTAAGGTTATCTACATTTAGAAAAGTATTAAACGGTTATAAGAAAGTAGCTTACGAAAAGATGAGGGAGGAGTACCCAGTGCTGCTTGAGCAAGAAAGAGAACGTAAGGTAAGAAATGCTCTTTTAGTTACTACTCCATCAGCTGAACAATTACAGAGAATAACGTCAGAAATGCCAGTCGAAGAATACAAAAAAACGCAACCAGATACTAGGTTGAAAGAATTATTAAAGAAAACTCCTTACGCTCCCGTAACTCTTGCTGACTAAGGACTTGCTCTTCTCACTCAATAATTAATAATATACACTTAACATCATGGCTAACACCTACGTAGATTACACAGGCGACGGTAGCGAGACCGACTTCAACTTTTCATTCCCGTACATCAAGACATCACACGTTGCTGTGGAAGTCAATGAAGGACAAGGAGCGGGCGGATTAAACAAGTGGGTACGCAAAGCGTTGACCACCGATTACACCGTTGAGACTTCTCCTACCACTCTTGTACGATTTGTTACTGCTCCAGCTTCCAATGTAAAGGTACGAATACTACGGGACAG